ACGTCCTCACGTGTCAGGTACTGAATCGGCCAGTCGTATTCGAACTGGCCGATGCTGATGAATGTCTTGATGCCAAGCGCATACACGTAGTTGGCTTCGTCCGTCCCGAACGTGGCGGTCAGGCCGTCGTGCTGCCAGAACGGGGTGCGATCCCCCTCGATGGGGATATCAATGTTGATCTGCATCATGTCATGGTCCCTTCGGGTTGGTTGTCTCCAGTGTACACAATCCCTCGTGCATCCTGCATTGCCTCGGGCAGCAGGTCGTCGAGCATGACGAAGCGGACATCGTCAGCGATTGCCGTGGCTATCATCTGGATCGGGGCTGGACGGCGGCTGTGCTCGACCTGTATCTGCAGGTATCCACGCAGTGCCTCGACCACGTTCGCCCATGCCTGCTCGTCATCATCGATGTATCCCATGTCAGTCCTCCTCCATGTAGTTGGCACGCCAGTCGACCAGCCGGTCACGCAGGCGCTGGTTCTCCGCCTCCAATTGCAGGATGCGGTCATGCATGCTGGCCTCCATCGCCAGCATCGCAGCCTCACGGTCATCGTCATCCCATTCGGCCATGTCCTCGGCGTAGAACGTGGGCCCAGGGATCTCCCTGCCCCGCTCCGTGTACCACTCCAGTGGAATCTCCATGTCACTCACTCTCCTTAGACCAGTCTTCACGAGCAAACCTGACTGCTCGCCTAGTGGATTCCAGTGCGTCGTGTAGTTCATGTGCGATTTTGTCGCTCCCCGTCTTAGCCCAGAGTTCCTCCAGCCTGTCGCTGACGGCGATCATTTCTTCCAGTCGTGCAGTCGCAGCGTTCATCTCACTCACTCTCCTCTTCGTCGGTGTCCCAGCCGCTTGCGATGGCGACCGCTGTGGCGAAGTCCATCGCCTCATCCATGCTTACGAAACGTGCCACGTCGCTCACCTCCGCAGTCGTAGCAGTACGTGTCGTCCGTGAAGCACACGTGATCCGGCACCTTGCGCCCGGCACGGCGAGCCAGATCACGAGCCGCCGGAAACACACGGCTGAAGTAATGCCCATTGAACGTCACGATACGACCCTCAGGCTGAACGCAGTAGTCCCACGTCGCAAACCTGTCGTACTGATCAGGCAGCATCGCCAACACGATGCCCTGCTCCCGATCATCACCGAACCGCACCTGCGTGAAGTTCTCATACGTGTCAACCACAGTCCAGCCATTCGGCAGGACCACGCCCGTGCTCACTGCACGGGCAGCAACTGTCGTGCTCATCGAACAACCTCCTCGAACTCGATGTCCTCAACCTCGATACGCAGCGCCTCGCTGTCGATGATCGCCTCAGCGACCATCTCGCCGGACATGTTGAAGCCCTCCGATCGAGTCGCCTCAACCTCGATCCAGCCTGCCGCCAAGTCGTAGTTCGTGACGGTCAGGTCGTACGTTGACGTCTGACCGTTGTCGTTCTCGATGTCGACGCTGCCATCGTCGACGATCTGGATGTCCACTGCGAAACGGATCTTCATGTCGTGCTCCCTTCAGGTCAGGCCACGGCACCGGGTGTGCCGTGGTTCCAGTAGATCACTTGCCTCATGCACCCTGCGTTGCAGCGAACCGGATCTCGGCCCACTCGATCGCATCCATCTCGTAGTCGAAGACCTCGCCAGCGTCCTCGCCGTACCCGTACTCATCGATCAGCGTCACCGCATACCAACGGTGATCACGCGCCACGCACCAGGGCTCTTCGCACTGGCCGTACCACCCGGTCAGTTCCTCGGGGCAGGTCTGCTCGCTCACGTTGAACCGGCCTGCCTCGTCTGCGTACACATCCTGAACGTGTGCCATGTCAGTCCTCCCCCAGCCGCACGACCGGGAACAGCCCCGACGGCTCGACGTCCACATCGAAGTCGACGGCACGCCCAATCTGCGGGGCGTCCACGTAGATGAACCAGCCATCCGGCTCGTCGCGCATTTCGGCCAACGTCTCCCACTCCCCGCCACCGTGCGGCAGGTACTCCAGCCAGCCTTCGCCCTGCATGCGGATGCGTGCCACATCGAACGTGACCCCGCGCTCCTCTCGCATGTTGTAGATGTCCACGTACATGTCAGTTCTCCTCCTCCTCGTCCCACGCCTGTGGGATCAAGTCCTCGAACCCGGCATTCGGGTTCGCATGGTTGGTAGTCACAGACGAGACGAACCTCAGAGAGCATGAGTCCTTGAACCATTCCTGAACCATGTGCAGCATCGCTGGTGCAGGGGCTCGAACCACATACTCGTACTCGTCCAGAAACCAGCGAGCCTGCTCTTCATCGAGTGCCACATAGATCTTGTGGCACCCGTCCCACGCCACGCAGTGGGCAGAATCCATCGCCACCTCAACGGCATCCCAGCCTGTGGTTGCGGCCATGTCACACCTCGACAATCTCGAAGGTCGCGTCGGACTTGCCCCAGTGCAACTGAAGCGCAGCCTCCGCATCGGCGTGCGTCTCGAAGCGCGCAGCAGACCAGCGATCCCCGCCCGTCGCACCATCGGGGTACAGCCACAGCACATCCCAGCCTTCGCCGAGTTCGTCCTCACCCATCTGCAACTGCACCTCGAAGGGCAGGGCAAGGAACTCCTCGCCCGTGCCCTCCCTGTCCTCGTCGTCGTTCCACCACGGGCGATCGCCTGCGGCGAACTGCTTGCACATCTCCTCCCTGTCCTCGTCGTGCTCTGCCTGCGAGATCGTTGCCATAACGATGAACATCACTTGCCTCCCTCTGTGTTGTAGTAACCCAGCGCCACCGTCAGAGCGACGCCGAGCATGAGCCACACGATGACGGTCATGCCGACACCGCCTCGCGGTACGCCTTCGCGCTAGCGGGCAGGCCCTCGACAGGGATGCCGAGGCGCTTGCACCACGCGGCGCGCGGCGCCTTGCGCGGGCCCCAGTTGGTGGACAGGCCGACGCGTGCCCGGATCTCAGCCGGGGTGAAGTACACCGGCACCCGGCCCACGTCGCAGCACCGGCGGCGCCGCAACGCACCCTCGTTGCGCTCATAGGCGGACAGCCGGGCGTAGATCTCCGGCGCGTTCGCCTCCGTCACCACGCCACCGCAATCCAGCATCCCGAGCGCGAAGATCAGCACCTCCGTCGCCGTCCACTCATCGCCCTCCAGCAGGGCCTCGAAGTTCTCGCACTTCGACACGTTCCAGTTGAGCGGCATTGCCATACCCCTTTCGACAGAGCCCGGCGGGACCATCCCGCCGGGCATACATCCATTACACACAATCCCTCATGCACCCTGCAATCAGGCCACACTCGACAGCAGGGGATGCGAGGCCAGGCCACGCAGCCCCGCCTTCGCCCGCAGCCCCACGATCACCCCATCCGGGTCACCGAACCGGAAGTCCGACACGTCCCCATCGATCACCGGGATCCCGCGCCACTCGCGGATCATGTCCGCCTTCTTGCCGATCGGGAACACCATCGTCACCGTGTCCCCACGCTCCACCACCCGCCGCACCGTCGCTTCCCGCGTCGCAGCCGTAGCCGAGTACGTCACCCGATAGGTCGGCGCGACCCAGCCCACCCGATCCAGACGCTTCGTGTAGTCATACGCCGCCGTCATGTCGAACAGCCACGGAAACACCCGCTCCCACGCCACATCCGAATTCGTATTCGGGCGACCGAACACCCAGCCCTTCGCCCTCGCCCACTCCACATCACGCGCCAGCAGAGTCGCGAACGCATCAGGGTGCTGCAGCAGCAGCGCACCACGCGCCTGCCGAGCCACCCGCACCGAGTCGTAGCGGGCATTCCCGCCATGCTCCACCACACACGTCGCAGCACACGTCCGATCATTCACGCACCAGCCCGCAGCAGAGCCCGCATTCAGCGACAGACTCCACGTCGGGCGGGCATTCAGCCCGACCTTCGACTGGGCCGACGGATCCGTGATCAGCCGAGCCGTCCCGTCCGGCTTCATCCCGAACGACTCCCGCACCATGGCCCACGCCTTGCGGGCCACAGCCACATCCAGCACCGGATCGATCCGGCCCTGCGCTTCGAGCACCACCGCGTTCACCATCACACACCTCCGAAACCAAACCCGCCGGACCATCCGGCGGGACATACCTCAATTACAGCACAACCCTCAAGCACCCTGCGATCACACGACGTCGTACAGGTCATCCGCCGCCGACCAGTGAATCCGCTCCAGATCCATCACGAAGCGAACAGCATCCTCACGATCCCGCACGTACACCGGCTCCACGCCATCCTCCGCGATCGCCAGCAGGCGATCCAACAGGCGCCGCAGCGCCACCAGATCGCCCATCGACACCTCCACCAGCACCTCACCCGAACCGAAGCCATCCACCCGAACCTGATCCATGTACCGCATCACACACCACCCTTCACAGCGGCGGACCATCCGCCGCACATACCACCATTCAATCACAACCCTCATGCACCCCCCCGTACGTCACACCCGACAGTGGGCCCCGGGGGCCCCCGGGCGGGCCTCTGGCGCCCCGTGGGGGGCGCCCATGCACAGGGCTCGAACTTGTGACGCAGTACGAGAGGCGGGCGGCCTGCCCGCCCTCGACCGGGGGGGTGTTTAACCGGCCCCCCGGTAGGTGCTACATGTATCCCCTGAAATATTTCTGCCTGTTTCTGGGGCATTTCGGACACTTATGGTGTGATGTCGGTCACAGGGTATAGAAATGGCCTATTTTGCTAGTCCCCTCTATATATAGAAGCACCGCTGGCGCGGCGCTTGTGCGGCGTGACTGCGGTGCTAGAAGAGCCGGACGAAGTCCGGCTCTATATAGGCGGTTTTTTTCTTTGACGGGCCCTTGTTGTTGCGGGGCCCGTTTCCCTTTGTTTGGCCCGCTTGGGTCTCTTGGTTTGGTGTGGGGGTCTGGTGGGTACTGCGACGGGTCCGAGGCGCCGGGTGGCGCCGGAGAAGGCCAGGAATGAACTGCTGGATCTGGTGCGTCAGGGCCGTCCGATTGTGGAGGCGTTGAAGGTCATTGGCCGGTCGCGTTCTTGGTATGAGGAGCAGCGCCGCCAGTCGGCGGACTTTGCTCTGGCGATGGATGTGGCCCGGACGGGCCGTTCGGATTTGGTGTCGGAGCGCCGGGCGGATATCGGTTTCGAGGAGTTTTCGGAGCGGTATTTGGGGACGCGGGTGTGGCCGCATATGCGGAATGTGGTGGATCTGTTGGAGGGCCGGGAGCCTGCGTGGCTGCCGGAGGGCATGATCTATGAGCCGGGCACGTCGGGCTTGTCGCGTCTGCTGGTGAATGTCCCGCCGAACCATGCGAAGTCGATGACGGTGACGATCAACTATGTGACGTACCGGATCGCGAAGGATCCGAACATCAACGTGCTGGTGGTGTCGAAGACTCAGGAGCAGGCGAAGAAGTTCCTGTATGCGATCAAGCAGCGCCTGACGCATCCGAGGTATGCGGATTTGCAGGTGGCGTTTGGACCGGCTGATGGCTATAAGGCGACGGCGGACCAGTGGGCGGCGAACAAGATCTATCTGGGTGGGGAAGCCCGGGACTCGGGGGAGAAGGATCCCACGATCGAGGCCCTGGGGATGGGTGGTCAGATCTATGGTTCGCGCGCGAATCTGATCGTCCTTGATGACGTGGTGACCCTGTCGAATGCGGGGGAGTGGGCGAAGCAGCAGGATTGGATCCGGCAGGAGGTGGCGTCTCGTCTGCCACCTGGCGGTGGCCAACTGCTGGTGGTGGGCACGCGGGTGTCGCCGGTTGACTTGTATAAGGAGTTGCGGAACCCGGAGCATTACACGGATGGGCGGGTGCCGTGGACGTATCTGGCGATGCCAGCGGTCCTGGAGTACAAGGACCGGCCTGAGGATTGGGTGACGTTGTGGCCGAAGTCGGAGCAGCCTCTGAGCGAGGCTGACACCCCGGATGGGGATGGCCTGTTTGAGCGCTGGTCGGGGCCGCGTCTGAGTGATGTGCGTAACGAGGTGGGGCCGGGCAAGTGGAGCCTGGTGTACCAGAACCTCGATGTGGCTGAGGATGCGATTTTTGACCCGGTGTGTGTGCGTGGCTCGATTCAGGGGATGCGTAAGCCGGGTGCTTTGGTGGGTGGGGCGACGGGTCACCCGTTGAGCCCGGAGAACTTCTACCGGGTGATCGGCCTGGATCCGGCGATGAGTGGTGATACGGCTGCGGTGGCGTACGCCGTGGATCGGCGCACGCATAAACGCTACGTGATGGACGTGCATGTGATGACGTCTCCTACTCCGGCGGCGATCCGGTCGCTGTTGCGGGAGTGGACGGATGCGTACAGGCCGCACACGGTGATTGTGGAGTCGAACGCGTTCCAGTTGTTCCTGACGCAGGATGAGGAGATCAGGAACTTTCTGGCAACGAGGGGTATCGCGTACCGCCCGCATTACACGGGCAACAACAAGCAGGATCCCGAGTTCGGTGTGGCGTCGCTGGCGCCGTTGTTCGGCACGAAGGTGAACCGTGACGGGCAGGTCGCGATGAAGCATGCGGGCGACAACTTGATCGAGTTGCCGTCCGTGCAGGCGAATGAGCATGTGAAGAAACTGGTGGAGCAGTTGATCACGTGGCAGCCGGGTGTTCGTGGCTCGAAGTTGAAGATGGACACGGTGATGGCGCTGTGGTTCTGCGAGATCGTGGCCCGGGAAGTCCTCTCGCAGTCGTCTGGTGTGGAGAGGTTTGTTCGGAATCCGTTCGCTGCGAGCAGGGATGTTGATTCCCGGTTCGTGATCAATCTTGATGAACTGGCTGCGCAGCAGCAGTTGTCCTACGTGTAAGGAAGGTGGTGACGGGTGAGCGAGTACAAGGAACGCTACGACGCTATTCGTAAGCGCAACAGCGAGCGTGACAAGCGTATGCGGGACGTGATGCTCGTTCGTGCCGGTCATGCCGAGCAGGTGTTCCCTGGCTTGTTCCCGGAGGGGGCGTGGTCCCGTCCGATCGTCGCCAACCTGATCGATGTGGTGGCGAAGGATCTGTCTGAGCAGATCGGTGTGGTGCCGACGATCACGGCGACGGGCGATTCGGCACTGGATGAGTCTTCGCGGACGAACGCGGACAAGCGGACGAAGATCGCGAACTACTACGTGACCGAGTCGAAGTTGGGCACGGGCCTGATCCGTGCAGCGGACCAGTTCATCACGTACGGTTTCGTGCCGCTGCGCGTGGAGCCGGACCTTCGCGGTGGCCGACCCCACATTCACGTCGACTCGTGCGAGGGCTCCTACTACGACATTGACCGTTTCGGGAATGTGGTCGCGTACTGCCAGGTGTTCCGCCGCAAGGCCGGTGACCTCGCGGCAATGTTCCCCGACATGCGTGACCGGATCCTGAACTACGGTGGCCTGACCCGGGCGGACGAGTCGCAGTTGATGGAAGTGGTCCGCTGGTATGACGCGAAGTCGTCGGTGATGTTCCTGCCGGAGCGTGGCGGGGCACTGCTGGCGTCGGTGCCGAACCCGACCGGGGTTGTTCCGGTCGCTATCGCGCAGCGACCCAGCCTGGACAATGAGGCTCGCGGCCAGTTCGATGACGTGCTGCCGGTGTATGCGGCGAAGGCACGGCTGGCTTTGCTGATGTTGGAGGCGACACAGAAGTCGGTGGAGGCGCCGCTGGCGCTGCCGCAGGACGTGACCCAGTTGAGCATCGGCCCGGACGCAGTGATCCGGTCGAACTCCCCGGAGAAGATCCGCCGTGTCCCCCTGGACCTGCCGAGCATGGCGTTCGGTGAGAACAACCTGCTCAGTGACGAACTGCGGTTCGGGACGCGTTTCCCGGAGTCCCGCGCCGGGCAGGCCGACGGGTCGATCGTGACGGGGCAGGGCGTGAAGGCCCTGCAGGCGGCGTTCGACTCACAGGTGCGTACCGCGCAGGGCATCCTCGGTGAGGCTCTCGGGGAGGCCGTGTCGATCGCGTTCCGTGTCGATGAGGCGTACTTCCCGAACCAGTCGAAGAACGTGTCCGCTGTCGCGAACGGCACGAAGTACCAGTTGAAGTACTCGCCCGGCAAGGACATCAAGGGCAACTACGGGGTGAACGTCGAGTATGGGCTGATGGCCGGACTGGACCCGAACCGTGCCCTGGTGTTCGCGCTGCAGGCCCGTGGCGACAAGTTGATCTCTCGCGGCTTCACCCGCCGCAACCTCCCGATCCAGATCAATGCGACGGAGGAAGAGCGCGCGGTGGACATGGAGGAGATGCGTGACTCGCTGAAGGCGGGCGTTGCGTCTCTTGCGGCTGCGATCCCGCAGATGGCGTCACAGGGGCAGGATCCGACGAAGATCGTGCGCTCTCTGTCGACGGTGATCTCGGAGCGGAAGAAGGGCACGCCGATCGAGGACGCGGTGGCGAAGGCTTTCGAGCCGGAGAAGCCGCAACCGCAACCGGAGCAGCAGGCCCCGAACCCGGCGATCGGCCCCGAGCCGACACCGGGTGGTGAAGAACTTGGTGTGGAGCAGGGCCCGGTGGATAACGAGGCGATGCCTTCCCCGCCGCCGATGCAGCGTCTTTTGGCTGGACTCACTGGAACGGGACGACCAGTGATGTCAGGAATGGTGTCCCGTTCAGTTCCCGCTTAAGGAGAAGAAGAGATGGCGTACGGCAAGCAGGGTGGTAAGGCTCCGGCCCCGGTGGCGAAGCCGATCATGGGCAAGAAGAACGGCGGCAAGGTTGTCGGTGGTGGCGGTGTCGCCAAGCCGATGGCTAACAAGACGTTCAAGGGCAACGCTCGCAAGGGCAAGTAACTACTAGGCGAGGTCATTCCCCATGCCAACAACGTACGATCCCCGACGCAAGCGCACTACGGGTGCGGGCGTGTACTCCGGTTACGGCAAGAATTTCAAGCCGACCGGGAAGTCATTCGGCACGTCGCAAGAGTCGGCAGCGCTGAAGGCTCTGCAGTTCCTTGTCGGCGATGGCGGTTCCGAACGCCAAATCAAGGGACCGGACGGTAGGACGTACACGGTCAAGATGGAAGAGGGCGGAGTCAGCGGCGTTGCTGGAGCCATCGGTTCGATGGTTGCCAAGAATGTCGCTGCCGCAACAGCCAAGAATTTGGCTAAGTCTTCGGCGAGGGGCATGGGGAAGACCGATCGTGCGGTCGGTGCGGATGCCGCAAAGGCTGCATCTCGTCGCACCGCCAGTGAGTCGTCAACGATCCGCAAGGGCAACGAGGCGGCGAAGACCCCGGAGATGGCAAAGAAGTTGGAGCAGCAGGCTGCTGCATCGAACGCATCGAAGTCAGTGAACGCGGCAGAGCGTTCTCCTGTTGTGCCACGTACTGGCACGTCGACCGGGGCGATCTCTAAGGGCATCACGCAGAAGCGTATGGCTGAGTTCTCTGCTGACAAGGGCGGGCGTATTGCCAATGCCGGGAAGAGCAAGCGCACTCCGGCTCAGGCGCGTCGAGCGCAGGCTGACCTGGAGGATTCGCTGAAGCGTGGCGCTCAGGCCCGGGCTGAGGGACGCAAGCCGGGCGAGGACATTCCGTCGGCGACTGGCCGTGGAATCTATGACCCGGTTCCGGCTCCGCGTTCGACTCCGCGTCAGGCTGATCGTGAACTGATTAGCAAGGCGCTGACGAAGCCCCGCAACCCGGGGAAGAACGCGTCGGCTGCGAAGCAGGAGAAGTACCAGAAGAATCTGGCGGAGTACAACAAGCGTCAGGCCGACATGAAGGCGAAGACGAAGGACATCGACGAGGGTCGTCGCAAGCCGACGGGTGAGTTGAAGGGCGCGTCGGCGAAGTCGGCACGGCGCCAGGAGGAGAAGCGGGCGAAGAGCAAGGTCGCTGCCGAGACTCCTCCGGCTCCGAAGAAGCCGAGCGCTACCAAGCCCAAGGCGGGCGATCCCAAGCCGGGGTCCGAGCGCAAACTTGACGAGATCGGCGAGAAGGAACTCTTCTACCAAGAGCACGGCATGTCGGGGTACAGCAAGTCAGCCATCGACAAGATGTGGAAGGCAAGGCAAACCGCGCCAGCGAAGCGCCCGAAGCCTCCGGCCCCGAAGAAGCCGCGCACGCGTAAGCCTGCCGCTCAGAAGGCGTCGACTGATGTTGCGCCGACGAGCGCCACGCGTGCCGAGCGGGTGTCGAAGCCGGTCGACATTGTTGCCCGGCCTGTGCAGCCGAAGGCGGGCAAGTCCACTCCGATGGGAGCGAAGCCGACACAGAAGGGCCCGTTCGCGTCCGGGTCGCCCCGTGCGATCGAGGCGCGGCAGCCCGCTAAACCTCGCGGCAACGTTGGCAAGTACGGCCCGAACAAGCCGTTCGCTCAGGGCATGGGCCCGGAGGGCGGCAAGCAGGTGGCAAAGAAACTGGGGCGCAGTGTCACGACCACTGCTGCCGTCGGTGCCGCCGCAGGCGGCGCCATGGCACTCAGCAAGTCTGATGCCGGTAAGGGCAAGCCGGACGCGAAGACCGGCACGGGAACTTCCGGCAAGGCCGCGAACGCGAAAGCGTTCGAGGACTCCAGCCGCAAGCAGAGCGCGAACACGCGTACCCGTGAAGGCATCGTCGACAACAAGGGACGACTGATCTCCCGCAAGGAGTTCAATCAGCGTTCAGCGTTCCGCTCCAAGTTCGGTCTGGATGACATGACCGAGGCGCAGCGTGAGGCGTGGAAGAAGAAGAACCCGGACAAGTGGAAGGCCGAGGTGCAGCGGCGCGAGGAGTACCGCTCGACCTCTGGCAAGAAACGGTTCGGCAAGAAGGCCCTAAGGATCACTGACAAGGCGAAGACTCGCCGAAGCGCGTAGGAGGATGGCATGGCACGAGGCGGTTATCAGCCTCCGCGTAAGCCAGCCCCGGTGAGCGGGCCTGGCCCGCTGTCGAAGCGCACGGACGGCCAGCCCGTCCGTGACCTTCCCAACCCGGCATACGGGGAGGGGAAGGATTTTGAACAGATTCAGCAGGGTGCGCGCATGGAGCGTGCGGCAGGGCCGCAGGTTATCCCATTGAATGCTCCAACTCAGCGCCCTGATGAGCCTGTCACTGCGGGTGTCCCGTCCGGTCCCGGTGTGGGACCGGAGGCGATTGGTGTGGGTTTGTCGAACCGTGACCAGTCGCAGGTGGACGCACGGCAGATCGCTAGGTATCTGCCGTCGCTGGAGCGGATGGCTAATCGGCCTGGGGTTCCGCCGTCGTTTGTTCGTTTTGTCAAGTACGTGAGGGATACGAGCCTGTGAGTTTCGTGAACAACATTGCCGCCGCCGTTGACGCTCTCGGTGTCGAGGCTGCCGGTGTTGTGTACGGGATTGCCTTGACTCCGTGGGAATCGGATCAGGAGCGGGACGAGTTTCTGCGTCTAGTGTCAGGTCGTCGCGATGGCTAACGAAGGCGTGATGCTTTGGGCTGAACGCTCACGCCAGCAGCGGGAGAACGTTGCCCGCCTGCAGGAGCAGGAAGCCAGGCGGTTGCAGGCACAGGAGGAGGCTCCTGCCGAGCCGAACTTCATCCAGTCTGCTGTCGGAACGATCGGCGGCTGGCTGGACAACATGTGGACGGACGACTTCTCTGCTGTCCCCGTACTAGGCCCTGCCGCAGCGGGTGTCGGCTCCGGCTACACGGCAGCCACCGAGGGTGTCTCGATGGGGTTGTCGTCCGCCGCCCTGGCGGCCAATCCGCAGTACTGGGCGAACCGTGGCGAGAACGGTGACCTGTTTGCTGATGCCCGCCGGGTCCAGCCCGGTCGTGCTGGTGTCGCGGCAGTTGACGCACTCCAGCCGTACCTGGGTGTGGCCGGGACGATCGCGTCACCGTTTGGCGCCCCAGACATTTACGAGAACGATCCGTCGTTCAACATTGCGAACGACGCGCAACGCGATCGTGTCTTCAGCGACGACATTCGCCTTCAGGTGACGTCCGGCCTGATGGACGGACTGGCGACATGGTTCCTGGACCCGCTCGTTATTGGCGGCAAAGCCGCCAAGGTGGCCCGCTTCGGCACCACGGCTATGGGGCTGGGTAACGATGTCGGGGCCTTGGGCAAGGTGACGTCCGGGTTCACGAACCGTGTCGTGCGTGATGCTCGTGGAATCAACAAGAACGTCGTCAAGGCGATGGAGACCGAGGCGGACGTTGCCCTGGCTGGTGGCCAGTCACCCGTCGGGGTGATTGGTGAGCGCATCGCTGCCGGAGGCTTCGACGATCTTCTGGAACTGCCCCAGTTCCAGGGATCCAGCCGTGACCTTCTTGCCTCTGCCGGGTCGGCGATCACGACCCGCGAGGACGGCATCATCTTTGCTGCGGCTGCCGCTGGCAGCGCCAAGTACCAGGCTCTGCTTCGTGACCGGGCGACGAGCCTGTACGCGGGACTGCAGCGGGTGACGCGCAACAAGTACGAAGAGATGATCCTGAACACCCCAGTAGGCGCTCGTACCCCGGCGATCCTACCGAAGTTCCTAGAGAGGGACTTCAGCGTCGAGTCCCTGCTCGACGATCTGGCCAAGCGTGACCCCGAACTGAAGGCAGCGCTGGAGGCCGAGGGCATCCGCACGAAGGGCGTGCTGGCTGCCGCTGATCTGGTGGATGATGCAGGCGGCCTGCCGCTGATCGAGCGTGCCGGTGGCACAAGCGTCTTGGGCATGCGGGTGGCTGATGCGTGGCGTGCGGGCCGGGAGGCCCGCAACCCGATCTTCCGCGTGAAGGACAACGCCCTGACGGGTGTCCCGGGCGCGGTGCGCCGCAGCAGAGACCTAAACCGTGTGGACGGCACCGCACCGGCCCTGGTCGAGAAGGTGTTCTACGGGGCGTCGTCGCTGACACCGAAGGTCCGCATGCTCGACTGGGTTCGCGGCTATCAGGCCGCTGGATACATCGACATCTCCGGCTTCAACCTGGGCAAGTCCTCTGATGAACTGCGTGCAGCACTGAGTGACTCGAAGACGATCCGCAAGGACAAGCAGTTCGTCGCCGAGCAGTTGCGCATCTACGGTGCCGCCACCACTGCCGAGAGTCGCATGAAGGCCATTCAGAAGATCGAACGCAACGTTATGCAGAAACTGGCCGACAAGGGCACGGAACGTTACGGCAAGACGGTCAGCACCGAGGCACTGGAGGCGATGTACAAGGTTATCGATGCCCGCCGCGCTGAGGTTGTCGGCAACTTCAAGAAGCAGGCGTACGGTGTTGATCCCGAGAATGGTGACCTGATCACGGCGAGCGCGGTTCTGCGGTCTCAGTTGGAAACCAACATGCCGATGCTGAACCTGCGCATGATGGAGAAGTCACTGAAGATCCTGCGCAAGCATGATCCTGATGATCTCGGTCTGGTTCGCGGTGCCGGTCTGACATCTCAGTCGGCGTTGAACGCACTGGATGAGATCCAGTCTGTGTGGAAGGCCGCTGTTCTGCTGCGTTTGGGTTACACGATTCGTAACACTGGTGAGGGTTGGCTGCGTACCGCAGCCTTCCTGGGATCCGTGCCTGCCCTGAACGCCCTTCCGGGCGGGGTGAAGAACTTCGCGTCGAACATGGACCGGCGTCTGGGTTCGGTGCGGGGCCTGAAGCAGGTCATTCGCGCCGAGGAGGGCGCAGCAAAGCAGGTCACGGTGCTGCGCGAATCCCTGATGGAGGCTCAGAAGATCCGCGCCGACCGGCTCGCTGCCGATCCTGTCGCCGCCGTGACAGACATTGATGCCAGCATCGCCACCCTGTCGACCCAAATCGACGATATAGAGCGCCGCCTCGCCTCCCTGGCGGAGCGGCGCAAGTACTTCAAGGAGCGCAAAGGTGTCGGTGATGACGGCGCCTTCGGCGGCGACCTGAACGCCGAGTACGCGGACCTCTACCGCAGGCTTGCTGGCGCGCAGCAGACGACAGAGAACTTCCTGGAGTCGGCGTGGGCTCGCGGCCAGGATGCGATCCTGTCGCAGACGGCGTGGGGGAAGATCACCCCGGACAAGGCGCAGTACTGGTCGCAGTTGTCCAGCGCTGTGCGCCAGTTCCGCACCGATGAGATCGGTCGACGCCTGCTTGCTGGAGACAGCATCGGTGACGTGGTGGGTTGGCTTAAGTCGGCGAATGGCCGCTCGTACCGCCGTGAGATGCGGGTGTCGAAAGAGGCTGCGGAGCAGCGCGTCGTCGAGATCGACGAAATGATCCGCCTGTATCTGCCGACGGATGACGCCCTGGCTCTGGCCCGGGCGGGACTGCCGGACGAGAACCAGTTGCGTGCCGCGCTTGGCGCGTACGTCAAGCAGCCCGCAAAGCCTAAGGCTCCGAAGCGTGCAGACTTCGATACCGAAGATCTTTACGACGCGGCGAAGACCCAATACAAGGCCGACAAGGCCGCCTACGACGCTGAGATGGCTGGACGCATCACCCTGTCCCCGATTCACGGGCGCCAGATTGCCACCATGATTGGTGGCGCCGAGAACATCTACGTCAAGGCACGCAAGGAAACCATCGACCGTCTGTTCTACATGCTGGGCACCCTGCCTGAGGGCGCCCTGGTGCGTCACCCGTTTTATGCCGAGGTGTGGCAGCGGACGATGAACCAGGGCATGGACCTTGCCCGCAGCCAGGGCCGGGAGATCACCCCGGATCTGCTAGAGAAGATGAACAAGACGGCGCATCGCATGGCAATGCGGTCCACCAACGAGACCCTGTACACGGTGGAACGCTACTCGAATGTGGCGGCGGCAATGCGGTGGTTCGCGCCGTTCTTCGCCGCGTGGGAGAACTCGTTCCGCGTGTGGACGCGGATGGTGGTAAACGACCCGTCGATCTTGGCCCGGGCCAGCATCCTTTGGCAGATCCCTGGCCAACTCGGCATGGTGGTGAACGAGAAGGGTGAGCCGGTCGAGGTCGGGGGTCTCGACTTCTTCGGCGGATCCAATGACAAGTTCATTGTCCTGCCTGCTGCCGTCAACGATGTGGTCCGCAAGGTTGCTGGCGGGGCAAACATTAAGGTTCCTCTTGGCTCGTTGAACGTCGTGACCCCGGGCACGACGCCGTACCTGCCCGGATTCGGCCCGACGGTCACCTTGCCAGCGGGCATGATTCTGGCGCAGAAGCCTGACTTGCAGAAGACCCTGCGCGACACCTTCGGTGACGCGCTGTACGAACAGATCGCACCGTTTGGTGTGCCACAGAACAATCCGGTAGACGCGTTCCTTCCATCTGCCCTTCGCAAGCAGTACGAGCGTTGGAGGGGCGAAGACGACGAGGCTTACCTGCGGGTTGTCGGCGCAATGTGGCAGACAGCCATGGTGGACTGGTACAAGTCTGGCGCCAACCCGGCTGACAAGCCGACCGCCGATGAGGTCATGCAGCGAGCAAACGACTTCTACACGTTCTCCTCGATCGCGTCACTGACGCTTCCGTTTGCCACGACGCGCACATCCCCTTACCAGATGCAGATGGACTTCTGGAACAACCTCAAGGCTGATCGAACCATGACCTATGAGGAGAAAGTCGACCTGTTCCTGAGGACGTATGGGGATGACTTTGCCCCACTGATGACATCCACATCTAAGACCGACGTGCCCGGTGTCGATCCGACGATTGAGGATTACAACTTGCTGATGGCCCACCCCGGCCTGGCACGTGAGTTGACCGCCCTTGACCCGACGGCCCTGGGAATCCTGGCATCGAGCGCGCCAGTGGGTGAGTTCGATCCCGGCGTGTACAAGTGGCTGAACGAGAATTCCACTCCGGGAATGGAGGGTCCGCTTCGCGGCCCTCGCGGAGTGGATGAGATGGGAACCGCCATCACGATGCAGTCGGCGTGGCGTGAATACCGGCAGATGAAAGCCCTACGCGACGAGGCGATGCTGGCACTGGGGGTGAAATCGCTCTCCTCCAATGCGGCTGCTGGCATCAAGGCGAAGTGGGACGAGTTTACAGACGTGACCATGGTCCAGAAGTATGGGGAGCAGTGGGTCGTGCAATACAACTCGTGGAAAGACACCACCGCTGCCTACCTTGTCGGCATCGAGACTGCACTGGGCAACAAGACCTTCATGCAGGATCGGGGCAACACACCGATGTGGAACCAGATCAGCCAGTACGTGGACATGCGCCGCATGGCGTTGGAGGCCATCGCGCAGGGCGCTGACAGTGCCTCTGTGCGTGAGCAGTTTGCGGCATGGGCGGGGGAGCACAAGAACTCCAGCCTGGAGTTCAGTGACTTCTACGACAGGTTCCTCGACCAGGACGACTTGACGATTGGGGTGAGCGAACTTGTCCGGGGATAATCCGTTCCTGCAAGGGTCTACAAGCGGTCTCACTGTGAACAACGGTGAGACTTACACGGTGTCCATGCCGCCGAAGCGGATGTCTCCTGGCCGCGAGATCGGCCAGGTGGACTTCACGAACGTTGAAGATATCGGTGATCTTCCGTTCCAGTTGTACGCCGAGGAAAGGTACGGGGACTTCGAGCGCCTGAACAGCCTGGTGGAGAACGCTGGGTTCAGTTCGTTCTCGCAGGCCCTGCAGGCCGCCGCGATGGACCCGCTTAAGGATTCACGTACATGGCGGCAGTACCTGGCCGACCGGGCCGCCGATCCACGCGTTCAGCAGTACGTATCTGCCAATCGTGGCAGTGGTGGTGTTTCGAACTCGGTCAACACATCGATCAGCGAGTCGTCCCGCTCCCAGGCGGGCACGATCCTCGACCAGAACTTCCAGAGCCAACTGGGACGCACTGCCTCGAAGCAGGAGATCATCGATTTCCAGGAGGCCCTGAACGAGCAGCAGCGGAACAACCCGACCGTGACCACGTCCCGGTCGGTGTCCGGTAAGGGCTCCTCGACCTCGACCACGCAGTCGAAGGGTGGCTTCGACTACACGCGGTTTGCCCGCCAGTACGCGCAGCGGCAGCCGGAGTTCAAGGACAGGTACGCGGCGGTGACGTTCATGTCTCTGCTGGATTCGGCTATCTCGAACCCGAATGCTCTCGATGAACTTGTGGCAGGTCAGTGATGGCACCGAAGAAGAATGACCAACCTGGGTACACGCGGCAGGCGATCAAGGCTGAGTACGGCATCAGCAAGGCGATCCTGGACCAGAACCCTGACTTGAAGGCCGTCCTCGACGGCATCATGGCCGACCTGAACCGGGGGATCGAGTATCAGCCCGCTGATCTGGCGCTGAAGATCAAGAACACGGACTGGTTTCGGAAGCACACATCCGACTGGATGCAGATCGAGAAGGACCGGCTATCGAAGGACAGCCGCATCTGGGATGCGGTTGTTCAGCAGCGTGCTGACGCGGTCATGGCGGCAGCCAGAGAGGCTGGTGCCGAGATCAGCGAAGAGAAGGCTCGCGAGTACGGCGAGCAGATGATCTACGGATCCGGCTGGAACGGTGACTCGTTCGAGATCTACAACGAGAACTGGCTGCAGAAGACTCTTGCCTCCGCGATCGATTTCACGCAGAAGCAGGAAGTCAACGGCGTGCAGGTTTACGACTTGTCCGGTGCTGCCGAGGCCAACGCGGAACGCCTGTACCAGATGGCGTACGACTACGGCATCGACTCGTCCATGTCGAATGACATGTTCACGCGCTGGTTCGAGAAGTCACTCAAGGGTTTCATGGATGGGTCCATCCCGGAAGAGGATCTGGATGACGAACTGCGCTCGCAGTCGCTGTCCGCATTCCCTGGGATGGCCCCTCAACTTCAGCGCGGCCTGACCCTGAGGGAGGCCGCGAACCCGTACCTGATGGCTCTGGCGAACACGCTGGAGGTGGATGCGGGGAGCCTGAACCTGAATGACGATCTAGTTCAGCGGGTGTTGAACAACGTCGGCAGCGATGGCCAGTTCAAGCCGATGAGCATCTATGACGCCAAGATCGCTGCCCGGCGTGATGGCCGCTGGCAGTACACGAGCACGGCGAAGAAGGAGTACACGGACGTGGCAAGCACGATTCTTCGCGACTTCGGGTTCTTGGGGTAGCCGTGGCAAAGAAGAAGGTTACGAGTTCGGGGTACACGAATCTGCCTGGTTTCGGTATCACCGTGCCGACAGCGCCCAAGGCTTCGCCTGCGCCTGGGACCACGTACACGAATCTGCCCGGTTTCGGCATTACCGTTCCCGTGCCTCCGGCGCCGCAGGCGCCGACTGGCGATGCCACTCCGACGACGCCGCAGGCACCCGAGACTCCGCAGACCTCACCGGAGACAGCGAGGGTTGTTTCAGTGTTCACTCGTCGCGCTCTTGGCGGGCGAGTAGAGACCGTTCAGGTGTTCTCCGATGGCCGCCAGGAGGTCATTGACACCTACACGGACAGGTCTGCTGGCGAGTCCGCTGCTGACATGTTCCGTGCCGCTGGCCTGGATCCGGCATTCGTTGACTCCCTGATGGGAGTCATCAACAACATCTACAACACGAACGTCGACCCGCAGCAGGGACAGATCCTAAACGCTATTTACAATTCGGACGCGTACAAGACCCGGTTTGCTGGTAACGAGGAGATCCGCAAGCGTCTCGCGGACGGTCAGGGCAGACCCGGTGACCGGCTGCTCACACCACGGGAGTACATCGATGCGGAGAACACGTACCGCACGATCCTTCAGGACGCCGGTATGCCGGAGGGCTACTACGACACACCGTCCGATTTCAACAATCTGATCGCGAACAGTGTCAGTGCCGCCGAGTTCAAGTCCCGTGTCGACACTGCTTTCGATGCCCTGAACAACGCCGACCAGTTCACGGTCGACGCCCTGCGCCAGTACTACGGTCTGTCGAACGCTGACCTGGCTGCCTACCTGCTGGATCCCACTGCGGCGACTCCGCTGCTTGAGGGCAAGCAGTTGCGTGGCGCCTTCGGCATGAACAGCCGCACGGAACTGCAGAAGATCTACGAGGCTGGCCAGGTTGGTGGCGCTGCCGGTAGGCAGGGCCTCGGCGTCGATATGGCAATGAGCGAGGAGATCGTGAACGCCGGTAAGGCGGGCCAGGCGGAGGAGGCGTTCGCCCAGGCGGGCGCAGCCAACGACAGCCTGAAGCGTCTCGGCTCGATCTACGGCCAGCCCATGGACTTTAAGGACATGGTCAAGGAGACGTTGAGTCTCAGTGGCGGTGTCGAGGCAGGTAAGAAGCGGCGCAAGTTTGCGTCGAAGGAACGCGCAGCGTTCGGTGGGCAGGGAGCGCTTGATGCGAAGTCTCTGTCCCGCATGAGCGACGTCTAGTCGCCACAAACTCCACCACGAACCTACCGGCCTCGTGGTGCGTAGAAGTCCGGTAGTCGCAGCCAATTCCAGTATCCCCTTGCTGGCGTTGAGGGCGGCGTTCCATCACACATAAGTAGAGGGAGATTGCAGTGAACGAGAACGATTTCGATTTCGACGACGATGACGCGTCGGGCAGTGATCTGGTGAAGCAGTTGCGGAAGCAGGTCAAGGAACTTTCCAAGGCCCTGCAGGAGCGGGAGGAGCAGATCCAGGAGTTCGTGGTGATGAGCCGCGAGCAGGATCTCGCTGTCGCGCTGGAGGAACTGGGCGTGAACCCGAAGATTGCGGCATTCGTGCCTGACGAGATCGAGGATCTCGACGAACTCAGCGAATGGCTGGGGGAGTACGGAGAAGTATTCGGCATCTCGTTCTCTGATGAGCCCGCGTCCACTCTGGACGCTGGCTCCATTCAGGCCGTGGAGGCGATGGCGGCCATCGAGGACGACGGGATCGACCCTGTATTGGGAATGGACCTGGAGGCCCGTATCCAGAACGCCTCGACCCGCGAGGAACTTCAAGCGATCCTTCGCGGCTAAACCCAATCCGCTCTAGTAGAGAGGTAGCCGAATGGCAACCACTTCCACTAGTACGCTGACTAATCTTATTCAGACAGCGTACGACAAGATGGTGGAGATGGAACTCCGCAGCGAGCCGATGTTCCGCAAGTTTGCGGACAAGCGGCCCGTGGATGTCACCAACCCTGGTGCGACCGTGGTGTTCCAACTTCACAACGACCTGTCTCGCGTCACCTCCGCTCTGACCGAGACTGCTGATGTTGACGCCGTTGCCCTGAACAACACCAACAAGGTGCAGGTCACGGTCAACGAGTACGGCAACGCTGTCACGACCACGGAGCGTCTTGCTCTGGAGTCGCTGTCGGCGATCGATCCGGCGGTTGCGGACATGCTGGCGTACAACCAGCGTGACTCGCTCGACGCTCTTGTGTACAGCGTTCTGGTCAACCCGGCAACGGGCCGCTACAGCGGCACCACCGCTGCCGACGAGACCGTCGTGAACGGTGCCGACAAGACCACCGCCGCGACGACCACGCTGCAGGCTGCCGACATCCGCAAGGCTGTCGCTCGTCTGCGTGCTGCCTCGGTTCAGCCTCGTGACGGTGGCTTCTACACCGGCATGCTGCACCCCGACACCTCGTACGATCTGCGTACCGAGGCTGCCGGTTCGGGTGCGAACGTGTGGCAGATGCCGCACACGTACACCGAGGCCGGTGTCGGCAACATGTGGAACGGTGAGGTTGGCATCTATGAGGGTGTCAAGTTCATCGAGTCTCCCCGTGTTGAGGAGGCGCATGGCGCTTCCCGTGTCGTGAACAACAAGGCTCTCACGAGCAACGTTGCGACTCTCACCACTGCTGCCGCTCACGGCTTCGAGGTTGGTGACACGGTCGTCGTTGCCGGTGTTGATGCCACGTTCAATGGCACCTTCACGGTCACTGCCGTGACCAGCACCACGTTCGCCTACGCGAAGACCGCGTCGAACGTGACTTCCGCTGCTGTGTCCCCGACGGGCACTGCGACGTCGCTGGATCACAAGGTGATCATCCTGGGCAAGCAGGCTCTTATCGAGGCTGTGACCTACGAGCCGAAGACGGTGATCGGTCCTGTTACCGATCGTCTGATGCGCTTTAGGCACGCGGGGTGGAAGGGGCTGCTCGGGTGGAACATCTACCGCCCCGAGGCCCGTTACGTCATCTCCTGCACGTCCAGCATCTAGTACCACTGGATGCGTTGAGGGGAGGGGTCGCTACAAGCGGCCCCTCCCCGCTTCCATTAAATGGATAGTGACTTTCGTTTAAGGAGATCAGCATGTGTGCTGGTTGCGGCTGCAAGGACGTGAACGACGTCCGCATTCCTGGCAATAAGTCCGGTCTGGGTTCTGGCACAAGCGGCAAGGTATCCGCGCAGAAGCCTGAGCATCGCAAGGGCAAGTAGATGGACGGACGCCTGAAGAGGGCCGGGGTGTCTGGGTTCAACAAGCCGAAGGCGACCCCGTCGCACCCGAAGAAGTCTCACGTTGTTGTGGCCAAGTCGGGCAGCCAGGTGAAGACGATCAGGTTCGGGCAGCAGGGTGTGACTGGTGACAAGACGCCGACTAAGCGGCAGGCGTCGTTCAAGGCCCGTCACGCAAAGAACATCGCAAAGGGAACAATGTCCGCCGCCTATTGGGCCGACAAGGTGAAGTGGTAATGCCGTACTTCCGTGGGCCCGTCCTGCTGTACAAGCCTGGCCGACCGGAGCCGCTGTGGTTCATCACGCAGCGCATCGGCAAGACGGTCGTGAAGAAGAGCGGCCAGTGGCGGACGGTGATGACTCCGCAGGAGGACTTCCTTGCCACGTGTGACGTTGTGCTGCGCGGCGGAATGACTCACATCATTACTTCCGACCTGGCTGCCGAACTGACGGCAGCCGGTTTCGGTGACTACATCTCGGAGACCTGATGTCGCTGCATCGTGTTCGTACCCACCCAGACTTTGTTGAGGGCTGTTTTGGTTGCAAGGCTTCTACCCTGTCGTTCTCTGATATCCAGATTCGTGCTTGGTCCCACTCCAATGAGCGGGAACTGGGCGCATATCAATCTGCACGCAAGAACGGTATCCAGCCGCGATCGACGCGGATGAAGGACATTCAGACTGCCGTCCGGGCGTCTGACTCTCTCGGTGTGGCGGTGAAGGCATGACCACGTTTGCTCAACTGGTGGACGACACGATCTCCGAGGTGTCGTCTTATGTGCGCAACCAGGAAGCGATCACAGTGATCACGCAGTCTGTTGATGCTGATGATCTGACGTTGACTCTTGATGACGCCTCCCAGGTCTCGAAGGGCCTGGTTGAGATCGCCGATGAGATGGTCTACCTGAAG